CCCACCTTCACATACAAATGGAAATGCACCTGTCTGACTTAGCTCTGGCATTAGACGGCTCTCATGTATATCTGTTTATTAATTAATTCTACACGCATACGCTTGATTGATTTTTCAAATTGCATCTGTGCGAGTTGTGCGTTTTGTACTTCACCACGTAAAGTAAACGCATAGTATTTTGCTCGTTCTGTTATCACCGTCTCAAATCGTGTTGGTATGAGTGATGTGTCGGTAGATCCACTTAATGCTGTGTGAGTTGCATAATAAAAATATTTTATAGTATACGTTGCTTTGTCTGGTACAGGAGATAATCCTATGCTTTGATCTGGATTCTCATACACAAACACTGGTATTGCTCTTGAGTCACCTGTAGGATCTGTGTCTCTTTCGTGATAATTGTCGAGATACTCACTAAATGTTAAATAATCTAATTTTTGTTCTGTTTTATCTGCAGCTTCAAGAAATGTAAAACTATCATAATCAACGGTTTTAGTATCTGTTGTGCTTAAATCAGACCGACTGTATAATCTTTTCCCTGCAGTTGTGGTAAAAGTTTTTGATGTTACTGTGAAGGGCCACTCAGTATCTGCATTGATTATGTCGTCTATTGCACGATTAACATAATCTTTTACTGAAGTTTGTATACCTCTTGATGCACTAAACGTACTACTTGTTAGCTCTACTTCGTTTAGATCTCTTAGCACGTTGTTTATTAATACTAGATAACTGCTCGCCATGTTTAATTTTCTCTTGGACTCGTTTACTTTCTAAATAGTGTTTTCTTTTTTGAGCTTTACGTACAGGACTATTTAGTTTTTTGTTAATCTCTGCTACTTGTTCTGGTGTTAGTAGCCTGTAAGGTTTAGCGTTGAGTGGTGTTAGTAGTCTTAAATTTTTTTTTTAATTTGGTTATTTTGTATCTAACCACTCTTATGTGCTTTCTTTAATTGTTCTTTAGCTTTCTTTGCTATCGCTACAACTTGTGTCTTACCCATCACTTTTGCTCTTTGCTCCATGACCGTAAGAATTTGTATCTTTCTCGCATACGGTTTCTTAATTCTTTTAACCTTCGCAACCGTTGCTCTGGCATCTGACGGTGTAGCAAACTTGATTCTAACCGTGTCCTTAGGATTCTCGTCCGTATATAAGCGTCTGCCAGAACCTTTTGGCTTTTTTCCAGTTCCAACTTTGGGATCACTTTTTTTTGACATGCTTGTTTTTGTATCTTTGTTTTTGGTCTTTTTCTATTTTTTCTAATATTTTAGCTTGACCTGCATGTAACTTTGATGCTTTTTTCAAACCCTTTATAACTTTGTTAAGATCTTTGGTGTAATGTGGCATTATGAAGCTTCCTTTTCTACTTCTTTTATGTTAGATTTAGCCATGTCGTTAAGAGCTTTTAATTTCTCTGTGGCTTGTATTATTTCAGCTAATGACCTATCTAGCAAATCTAATCCTGCGTTGTTGTTGTTTATAACTGCTTTCGCAGTCTCTATCTGTAGTTTATACTGATAGGCTAGTGCTTGTGCGGCTAGTGTTTTCATAGGATGCTCCTTTGTCCAATTATACAGATAAGATCCTATAATTGCAAGTAAATTATAGTTTACCTGTCCATTTACCCACAAACCACAATATTAAGCCACCTAGGGCCAATAAACCTACGAGAGCTATACCATACCCTGCAAGTTCTAAAATTTCTTCTCTACGCTTCTTAGCCATCCGTTCTGCGTGTCTTCTAGACTTACGTGCTTCGGCTTGAAACCTTTGCCAATCTGCCCAAAGTCCGGGTCTGCCTGCATAAATCATAATCTGTTTGAGTTCTTCTTCTTGTTGCTTTATCTTCTCTAAAGCCATAAACTCTTCTAAATCATTTGTGCGTACACCCTTTGCTCTTTGTTTACTTGCTTTCTTTTCTATTTGCTCTTTTGCAAATACAAAATCGCCAATCTGTTTGCCACAGCTTGCTAGTTCTTTACCGTTAGAAACGAAGTTTTTGATTACGCTAAAGGCCGCATTGGCCGCAGCAAGCTCTGCTAACATGTATTCCCCTTACTTGTTTACTGGTCTGCAATATGCAGTTATTCGTTTGTCTCCTTCCTCAGAAGGTATCATTGGTTGTTTTGTTAGACGTTCAGCAAAATACAGGCATCTGTCTATATTGAGAAACCTTTGTGTTTGGTTTATCACTTGATTTTCTATCATCACTATTAGAAGAAACTCTATCATTGTGATGGCAATCGCATGAACATTCTTCGCAGTCGCAGTCGTAACATTCGCAAGTCTCGCATCGTTTCTTAGTCAATCCAGTCTCCGTTTTCCATAGCTTTTGCTAAATTATCTGCACGTCTACCTACCTGCTTTGCCCAACGTGAGTTGAGCATCTCGGCTGAGGCCCATTCAAAATCATTTTTTTCTATGGCTTCCCACATGTTTTTAAATTTCATAAGTCTTGGTACGCCAAGATTAAACCCCATATCAACGAGACACATTTGTCTTGTTTCGTTGAGTTCTTCTACAATTGGTTTTTGTTTGAGTAATTCTTTTTCTACAATATCTATATCGTTGTTACAAAGATAGTATGCTTCCTCTTCGGTAAGACCATCACTTACAATCTCTTCGA